ACTTCCGTGACGTCTGCGGCGAGCAGGAGAACGAGATGTTGTATCGGGCACTGGACGACGCGGTGAAGGGAGAGAAGCGATGACGCGCCGGTTCCGCCGACATCGACAAACGCTATGCACCCTCGGCCGATTCATCTACCGCGACCTCAGCGCCGCCCGTTTGGCCTCCCGGGGAACACCGCAGCGGGTTGAGCAGTGCGCCGACCACTGGCATCTGATCCCGCTGGAGAAGCCGTGAACGGCGTCGACATCCACGGCTACGCCGCTCCCGGTGATAGCGGGTTGTTCAGCCACCAGTACCGGTGCACCCGCTGTAGCGAGTCGTGGTCCGAGGTCGAGTTCATCACCCCGGCCGAGGCGGAGGAGCGGGCGAAGGCGCACCGCTGCGAACCGAAGGACGTGGTCTGTTGACCCCATCACCCGAAGATCGGCTGCAGTACATGGAGGACCAGGTCATCAGACTGGTTGTCGAGCGGAACGACGCCCTGGCTGTGCTGCGTGACCTAGTGGCGCATTGGGACGACGAATCAGCGACCCTGTTCATCGGGTACCCGCCTCGGGCTGCGGTCCCGCGAACTTCAGGCACGCGCTCGTGCTCTGGTAGCGGAGCACACCACCAACGAGGAGACGCCGTGAACACCCGTAAACTGTCCGCGTTCGTGCACGACCGGATTGACGAACACCCCGATGCGGATGTGCGTGAGGCGTTGCGGGAGCTGTGGAACATGGCCCACGATCAGATCGACGTCACCCCGCCACCGTGGGGACACAAGAAGCGGCTCCCGTCCCCGGAACGCTTGAAGTTCTACCCGCCGCCGGCTGTCCGCCAGTACGTGCCGGGTGAAGTGAAGAACGAGCTGGCGCTACGGGAACTCGCCCGGCAGTGGCGTGACCACCCCGACTTCCTACCCGAATGGGAGACTACGTGACCGGCGACCAAGGCAACTACTGGCGTCGCGTCCAGCTCACCCAGGACCCCGAAACCGGCGAGCAGCGCTGGATGCTCAACGACGCCGAGTGGACCCTCATCGGCTTGGTGTGCGATCAGATCGACCGGGCCAACCCGAATCTGCCGATCGAAACCTGTCAGGCGATCGCCCGGGACATCATCCGACTCGTGAGGGAGCACGCGTGAGCGACAACTATCCGCGCGGCGACGTGGGTGGAAGAACAGATCAGGGCCTTCGAGGAGAGGGGCGGGCGGTGAGCGACGTGTACCAGGCCAAGACCGGTTCGGTGTGGCATTGGCGCGACCCCAACAACCACCGCTGGGCCGCGTCAGCGTGCAACGCCGCCTACCTGCGGGTAGACGAAGCAAAGCCGCCGGGGCAGGTTTCGAAGGATGCGTGGTGCGGGGCTAGGGCGTGTCAGATTCGGTGGCAGAAGTGGGAGCAGAGATGAGTGACCAAGAAGCAGCGGTGAACGGCCCCGAAAGGTAGGCGAGCGGCCGGCCTCCCGAAGACAACCTCACGCAAGCATGTTGCGCTGCATGCTTGCACTCTGGCCTAGATCCGCAGCTGAACGCATGCATTAGCAGCAAGCATGGACGTTTCGTGGGAGGCGAGCCCTGCCTCAAGCGGACCCCACCGTTTAGTCCGAACACAAAGAAAGGCGGCTCTCGGGTGAATGCCGAGAGCCGCCGGTAACACATGCCGCAACATTCGCGACACCTCAGTACCTACACCGAGAGAAGAAAACCTACCATGACCACCACTACCGCTCCGCAGACGTCCCCGTGGCTCACCTACGCGCTCACCGCCGCCATCCTCGGCACCGTCGTGGCCACGGTCGTGATCGCCACGGAGCTGTCCACGCCGACCGTGACCGTCTCTAGCCAGTCGAGCGCTGAGCAGGTGTTCTTGCGCATCATGGGGCCGAATACCAGCTCAGACGCACTGGCCCTCGGCCATCGCGCCTGCCTGACCATGGTCTCTGGTCAGGGCACCTACGCCGAGTACCGCCGGGCCGAGGGTGCGCTCATGGCGTATCAGCACGTCGCCCCCAGCTACGCCCAGTACGTCGTGCACACCGCGCTTGTGTCCGGGCTGTGCCTGGAGCACGGCGGTCAGATAGCGAACCGATGACCGTAGCCGTACTGCTCGCGCTGGCCGCCCTGGTGCTGATCCTGGCACTTGGGGCGAACAGCACCGATACTTCCGTATCGGACGTGCACTGCTACCTGCTCGAATCGACCACTGCGTGCCCGACGCCGATGGGAATCTTGCGATGAGGGTCCGAACCTACGTGCGCATCACCCGACGCCAGCCCTCAGGCTGCGCTCTGGGCCTACTGACGCTGGCTGGCCTGCTCGTGTTCGCTGGCATTGGCGATGCTTCACCAGTGGCCGGGTTCGCCATCATGGCCCTCGCGGCCCTCGGCATCCTGGCGTACCTGCTCCTGCCGGTGTACCTGCACCGCAACCACGCCAAGCTCACCCCTGGGTGCCGGCTATGCGCGGCGAAGGCCCAGAAGCTGCGGGCGGCGGAACAGCGCGGGCGCGCCTTGGCCGCACAACTCGCCGAGTACGCGCGGCTGGACGCGAAGAGCCGCCGCCCCTGACGTGTTCGGCCTGACTTGCGTTGGTGTCCCAGTCTGGTCCACTATGGGCGAGAACAGGAGCCACCATGGACGACAGGCCAAGCCTCGAAGACTCCCTCGAAGAACTACTCGGGCCGAACCAGCCCGATGACGACGGTGTCTTTATCCGAGGCGCTCAGGAGTCTTTGCGGCGCCGGATCCGCAACACCTACGACGGGGCGAACATGCTCGACGAGCTGCGAAGGCGCGGGTACTCCCTGCGGGAACTCGAGGAGCTGACCGGCATCTCCAAGAGCAACATTGCCCGATGGGCCACGCCGCCAACCCAGACCGAGGGCGAATGAGTAACGACCCGCTGACCGAGTTCCTATCCACCCTGCCAACGTTGGCGAAGACGCTGCTCGACGCGCACGTTGCGAACTCTCATGGCGACTGCGCCGGATGCGCCCACCAGACCCGGTCGGTGCGGTGGCCGTGCCAAATCCACGACGCCGCCGAGCAGGCCGACACCGTTCGACGCAACCGCCCCTGACCTGCCAGTTTGACGCGGGGCCGTCGGACCGCGATCCTGTGCCGAGTGGAACCCGAGCCGTGGCCCCGCGACCGCTTCGACGTAGCGCTCGACCACCTGAGCAAAGCGCGAGCCATCATCGCGCGGCTCAGGGCGCCGCAGCGGCCCGTCAACCCGTGCGGCTCGACCGAGAATCCGCACATGTGGGTGACGCTCAAGCGCAACGACGGCACCGAGTACACAACCTGCGGCAAGTGCGGAGCGGCCTGGTGAGGATGCCCGGACTCTCACCGGGGCCGGCCTACCGTTGCCTAGGACGGATCAGCACCACGGGCAATCCCGCTGCTCTCTCCTGAGCTACATCCTCAAGCGGATGAGACCCGCAACGCACAAATCGCCCCGCACCTGACCGGGTGCCGCCGGGGGACGGCTCGACCGATCAGGTGCGGGGCTTCTACACACTCGGGCACCCAACACCCGAGCGGGACTTTAGCGTGTCTGCTGGAACCGGTACCGGCACGTCTTCTCGTGCTCGAGCCGCGCGGTCCGCGCGCGGAACTCGCCACCGGGCAGCCAGCGCCATACCCGCGTGCAGCCGAAGCGCATGAACGAGCAGATGAGGTAGCTGCCGGTGTGCTCCGGGTCGTGGGTGGTCACCGGCGCCTGCCTCTCTGAACTATCTCCGGGCGCCTCGGCGCGAGCGCGCACGCCACCGCGTGAGCCTCGCGGGCCCGTTCGACCGCGTGCTCCAGGGCGCGGGAGAGCTTCCACTCGCAGCCCGGGTACGGGCAGGCCAGTTGGGGCATCACATGCCCCCGAAGAACGGCGCGAACCGAGCTGTGGGGTTGGTCGCGGTGATCAGGGCGCCGATCATGCCCGACAGCCCGGCTGACGTCTGGGTGCACGTGGGCGCCTGGACCGTTGAGACGTTGGGGTTGAACATGTATGGGTTGCTGCCCGCGTCCAAGTCCATCGTGTAGCCCGACGTGATGGGAGTGGTACCGCCGCTGGCCACCAGCCCGTACCCGATGTACATCCGCAGGGGGCCAGATGGGGTCAGCGTCGGGAAGGTGACGGTGGCACTGGACGCGTTGGTCTTGGTCCCGGGAGAACCGTCCGAAGCCCACGTGGCGCCGTTTCCGCCCCCGGAGGTGAACTGCTGGCAGCACAGTCGCTGAGGGTTGGTCAAGCTTGTGCCGGATGCCGTGATGGTCGAAGACCCCGTGGCGGTGACGGTCCCCATCCACATCGTCACCGCCGCTGAGCCGGAGAACGCCTGGAACGGCCCCGCTATCTGCGCCCACGCCCCGGCGGTACCCGACCCACTCGCCGGACACCCGCCGCCAGACACCCCCGTCACCGTGCCAGAACTGATGAACGACATGGTGAAGACCATGGCGCCGCCGATTGCGGTTGGGTTCACTGACAACGTCACGAGACTTGTCCCCGTGGCACTGACGAACGAGCCGGACGCGGTGATCGGGTTAACGGGCATGCTAGTAACCAGGCGCGAAAGCCATGCAGCGCCATTTGCCGGCGGTGCTGTTGTACATGAACCCGAGGAAGTCGGTCTTACTACCGGTCGTAGTCAGTACCGGCGACGTGACCAAAGACCCGAACGCGTAGTTCGTGCCGTAGGTCAGCAGCCGTGACCCGGTGACATCCTGAATCACCTCGACAAGGATCATCTGACCGTCGGTCGAGTTGGTCGGGTTGCCCAACGCCCGAGTGCTCCCGACACCTGAGGTCATCGTCAGCCGGAACGTGTTGCCTAGGTTGGCGTCGATAGCGACCGTGGAGGCGTCGGTCAGCGTGACCGGAGTGTTCACCGTCTTGACGAATGTCGCGGTGCGCGTGAACGTAGGGGAATCAAGGGGCGCCTTAGCCGCCAGGTCAGTAGTCAGCCCTGACACATCCGACTCGACTATGGCCAACGATGCTTTGGCCTGCGTCGGTGTGCGTGACGCCCATGCACTGGACGCGGCGACCATGAAGTTATCTGTCGTCGCGGTCAAGCCAGCGATGGTCGTCAGGTCGGAATCGAGAGGCTGCTTGGTGGCATCGCCGGCGTCGATGTACTGCTTGGTGCCGGCTTGCAATGCCAGAGTCGGATCAGCTGGCAGCGTGATCGGCGTCTTGAACAGCATCAGCCGATGACGACTATGCGGACCGCGCTGGACGCAGGCGCGGTAGCGAAGGTGATCGTGACGACCGAGGTTGAGGTGGCTACCGCGTCGGCGTAGACGAACGAGTCGTCAGAGTTCATGCGTAGCTGAACGATGACGTCCTTCGTGCCCAGGCTGTGGGTGACCGCGATAGCCGTGGTGGTTCCGTCACCAATGCTGGCGACGTACTTACGGGCCACGATCGAGGTGTCGATGGAGTAAGAAGTTCCACCACCGCCGAGAAGCCCTGCACCTGGAGTTGCCAGACGAACCGTGTCGGACACGACCTCGACGCCGGTGCCGGGGTTAACCGCCAGAACACCAGAGGACTCGGTCAGGCCGGCCCCGGCAGCGCCGGACCCGACTCGCACGCCAGATGCCGACTTGCTCAGCGTGGTGCCGTCAAGCACGAGCTGGAACTGAGTGCTGGACAGGTGGATGCCGGTCTCGTCAGCGGTGTACGCGGTTCCGCCGCCGAACTGCACGAACACGACGTTGGACGAGCCGATCGTGACCGCGTCGGTGGTCTGAGTGAACGCCTTGTCCGCGTTGACCGTGCCAGAGAGGACGAACACCGTGGCTGCGGCGAGTTCGGCGGTCGAATCGGCATCCGTTGCGCGGGTGGGTGCACCGGACGCGTTAACCGTGTAGATGCCGTTCTCGGTCTGGGTGGCCTGATCCTTGATCAGAATCCGGTCGGCGGTGGCTAGCGTGATGCCGTCCACCGTGGAGCCGTTGGCGTAGGCCGATGCCAGCGTGCCGTTGGCGGTAGTGGCCGCGCGAACCGGGGCCTTCCACCGCAGCCCAGCCAGGTTGTCATCGACGTACTGCTTGTTGGCGATGTCAGTGCCGGTCGAGGGGCTGGCGCAGGCAAGACCTCGCTGGTTCGCGAGGTCGATGCCCGTCAGGAATTTGACGGCGATGGGGATCCCCTACTTTCTGCTAGCTGAAGAGGGCGGAACCGACAGCGGGAACAGCGAACGTGATCGTTGTCTGGTCATCGGAGCCGTGCGTGATGTCGGCGTGCACGACCGTCGCTGCCACGTCGAAGAGGCTGACCTGCGGCTTGCGGTGGAGGTTGTGATTGACGATCCACGTGGCCGCCGGCGAGGCTTGGGTGAAGACGAGCGCTGAACCTCCGGGTGCGCCCGCTGGGCCCTGCGGACCTGTGTCGCCTTGATCGCCAGCGGGGCCAGCCGGCCCCTGAACCGGCACCACCACGACGCCGGACGCGGGAGGGGCGACGACAACACTCGGCGCGGACGGCGGCCCGATGGTGATGGAACCGGGCAGGTTAATCGACACTGACCCTCCCCTTGCCCCAGAGCAGGTCATCCCCGGCGCCATCGGTGTAGTGCAGCCGCGCGTAGCTCACCCCGGCGGCCAGCGCCGCCGCGACGTCCGCCTTATCGACGGCCCATGAGGCGGTTGGGCCGGTGACGGCGGCGGCCCACACGGTCGGCGAGGACCCGCTGCTTGACGCCGAGAGCCGCAGCTCGATGGCCGTGCCGCCTGCCCAGTTCCCAACGTTGTTGGTGATGGTGGAGACGAAGTCGGCATCGGGCGCGAGTTCGACGTTCAGGTCGAACGGGATCAGGCCGAGGGTTACGGCCATTACACGATCACGGCGATGGACAGCAGGATCCCCGCGACAGCGATGAGCCAGATCGGCTGGATGGTCGGCAGCGGGACGAAGCTGAACGCGAACAGCAGCAGGGCGAGGATGGCCAGGATCAATCTAACGCTGAGGGTCATGACGGCTCCTTTAGCCTGTGAATCCGGCGTTGCTGAAGATCACGCCGACGTTTCCCCAGAGCAACGCAAATCCGTAGAGGATGGCTGCCACCGACAGCCAGAAGACCGGGTTGGTGAACCGCGACGGCTCGAACTTCGAAAACACCTGAGCGGCCCAGAAGATCAGCGCGATGAATCCGCAGACTAGCCCGATCAGGCAGGCCGCAATACCAGTCCAGGCGGCCATCAGTACCAGCGCCGTCCGGCGTAATGACCGGTCGACCCGAGCAGCAAAAGGATCAGCCCCACGACGAGGAGAAGAATGCCGATTGTCTCGAGAACGCCGATGCCTACTAGCCAGCCGATCAAGATCAGGACTACGCCCAATACGATCATTGCCGTTCCTCTCAGAGCCCCAGCTTGGCTTGCGCGGTGGTCCAGTTCGTGGCAATCGCGAGCTGCGCGGCGCCGAGCGAAACCTTGCCCGAGCACACCGCCGACTTGATCAGGTTCTCAAGGTGATCTTTGCTGTTGTTGAACCCGTGACCCGGCAGGTCCGACGGTTCCGGCCATAGGTTCGAAACGTCATCGGAGCCGCCGGCCTCAAGCGGCACAAGGTGGTCGAACTCCGTGGTGCCGCTCGAAGACGCGGTTTCCCCGTAGGCGCGCATGGCTGTCTTCTTGACCGGGCCGGTGTCCGAGGCCGGCGGTCGAACCGTCGCGGTCCACCCGACCTTGCAGATCGTCTGCTTGAGCGTCTCCGGGGTGACGGCGGGATTCACCGAGCCGGGCGTACAGGTCGGGTCTGGCAGGTTCCCTGCCGCGTGGCACGACGCCGGGTAGGTGCCGGTCACGACCGGCGGCACCGGGATCGGGATCGCCAGCAGGCGCACCGGCGACGGTGCCTCTGGCTGCGGGGCCGGTGACTGCACTACCACGCCGCCCGCCGGAGGGTGATTCTCCGACAGCAGCACGCCGCCCACCAGCACGCCGAGCAGCAGCACGCCGGCGGCCACGGCCGGGATGAGCCGGTTCACTGTGGCTTCCCCACCAGCGACGGAGACCCAAGAGGTCCGACAGGCGCGGACATGACCGACATGAGGACCGACAGCACGCCAGCGCCAAGCGCGACACCGACGGTCGACTGCCACGGGATGCTGAACAGATTCAGCGCCCCGGACGCGCCCCACACGGACACCAGCGACCCGGCCACGCTCTTGAACGCACGCTCACCGGTTTGCGCCCAGAAGGACGCGGTGAGCAGCGGGTCATTCGCCGGGGCTGTCAGCGCTGCGAGGGCGGGGTGAGCGGCTAGGTTGTTGGCCAGCTTGTCCACGTCGAGACGCAGCTGCGGAGCTGGCGACTTGGGCGCGTTCAGCAACTGCTCGAGCATCAGGTTGCCCTGGTAGATCTCGACGTTGTTGCGCTTGACGAACTCGAACAGGTCGTACTGCTCACCATTGACCGGATCGGGGATGTCTGTGATGCCGCCGCCCCACGGTCCTTCCTTGCGGTCCCACACCGACACCATGCTGTTTCCATTCGGTTCGGGTGTTCCCAAGCGCGTGCGCCACACCAGGTAGCGAGCCATCGCGTCGTCCGCGTACGCCTCGGCCGCCGGGCCGCTGCCGTTGTAATCCCGGAACCCGCCACGCATGCCGCCGTTGCGAATGTGCGCGGCCAGCGCGGCGAAGCCAACCGTGACGTTCGAGCGCCAGTCCCAGCACCCCGCCAAGGCGTCGGCCTGATCCTGGTAGCCGCCCCAAGTGAGCTGCAGAGCTCCGCAACCCTGGCGGCCGGCCCTCCCGGCCAAGACCGCCTGCTTGTACGCCAGGTACGCAGGCTTGGTGACGATGGCGCCCGGGGCGTACGTGTTCGGCGCGATCACCACGTGGTCATGGCCCCACACGTTGTTCCCGCCGCCGCTCTCCTTGAGGAGAACGACAGCAGCGGCGGCCAGGTCCAGCCCAGCCGCCGCCGCGAGCTCGATCACCTCGGGTGCCCGGAGAATGCCGCCAGCCGTGAGGATGTCCGCTGGCGTAGCGACAGTCAGCAGCGTCGTCTCCGGCTCCGGTGCGCCGAGCTCGACCCACCGATCGCCTTCGGGTCGCTCCGGGTGCCACTCCCAGTCGGACACGGCTCAGTGGCCGACGTGCGGCTTCGCCGCTTCGTACGCCGCGATCTGTGACTGGATGCTGAGCAACAGCGCGTCAGCGGTCGTGGACGGCACGGGGGTCGGCACGGGGGTCGGCACGGGGGTCGGCACCGGAACTGGTACCGGCCCGGTGCCGACGAACGGCCCCGGCTTGCCGGTGACCTGCAAAAACGCCGCGTTCGCCGCGTTCACGTCCAGCCCCTCGGGGGTGGCGTTGTTCTTCACCCACTCCTGCGACACCGCCGCGTAGGGCTCGTCCACATAGGCGGTCCACGCGGCCGGGGTCATCTCGAAGTAGCCACCCCAGGTGCTGCCCTTGATGTTTCCGTTCTTGGTGATCTGGTGGACGGCCACTGCATGCCCACCAAGGACGCGGTCCCGACGGACCACGTCGAACACGGTGCCCTTGTTGAACGCGTTCTCGAAGCCCTGGGTGCAGCTGAACCCGATGTAGAGGTTGCCGAACAAGTACAGCGCCGCGCGCATTTCTTCGAAGTCCTTGGGATCGACCGCGAAGTAGGCGGCAAGCTTGTGCCCAGCGATGCCCGTCTGGTTCCAGTACTTGAGGACGGTCTGCATGTCCCCGCCCTGGTCCGTACTCGGGTTACCAGGGACGTAGCCGGTGCTACCGGAGTAGAACGAGATCACGTCGGCGTTCGACGGCACGATCGGCGCGCCCTGGCCGAACTGGGAGAATGCGGTCTCGACGTGCGCCGCCGCTGCCGCCGTGCAGTCCCCGAGGGAATCGTTGCTGTCCATGGGCAGGTTCGCGGCGGCCGGCACGTAGGCCACCACGTCGGGCACCGTTCCGGTGTAACCGGACGTCAAGACGCTCTTGAGCGGGATGCTCCGCACCAGGTCCCGGGGGGCGCTGGGGAGTCTGCCCAGCTTGTGCTTAGCCACGCGAATCTCCTGTTTTAATGGGCCAAGCCCAGCCCGCGCGCCCAGGAGATTGGAAACGCGCGGGACTGGGCCTGGGGTATCGGGGTTGAAGAACTACTCAGACAGCGGGCGGCACGAGCGCGGCAGCAGCGGCAACAGCCGCGGCGGTTGCATCAACCTGCGCCGACAGCGCCGTCAGGTCGAGGGCCGGGTTGGCGTTCTGCAGGGCCACGATTTCGGCCTGGATGCCAGTGACGGCGGTGTTCAGGTCGGAATCCTCCTGCGCGAGGGCGGCGGTCAGGGCGTCGATGTCGGCCTGGGTAGCCATCAGTTTCTCTCCTAATTGAGTGATGATTCCCGTCTGGCCCAGGACGTAGGACCAGAGGTCATTGAGACGTCGATCGAATTCGACGTGGGTGACGTAACGACTGGATGGCTGCGGTCCGGGTTGGGGGCCGGGTGGCGGTCCGGGACGTGGACTCATTCGCTAGCTCTCCTCTGAAGCGGGATCTGGCGCGAGATGCACTCGTCCGCCAACCGGCGCACGATGCACGGAAACTCGGTCGGGGCGAGTTGGGTACAGCAGCCGTTACAGCTGCCGTCGTTGGCCCGGATGTGCTTCTGCTGCAGGTAGATGGCCCTACCGAGGTCGCGGGCCAGGAAGTTCAACACCGCCGACTGCGCCCGCTCCCCCGGCGTCACGGTTTATGGGCCAGTCGGTTTGAGACTGACGAGCTTGGCGAAGACGATGGTCTGCTGCAGGTAGTTGTGCTGCGCGGTGTCCAAGTCGCCCGGGCCGCACGTGATAGCCACGAGCTCCGGGCCCTTCGCGCCGCCGTACACGGTCGCGGTGGGAAACGCTGACTTGGCGACGATCAACACCTTGGACACCTTGAACGTCGCCGTCTGGCCGTCGCTGCGCAGCACGTCGAACTCAGCGCCGACTTTCACCTTCGCTAGATCGGCGAAAGCGCCCTGCACGTGGTTGGCGTTGATGTGCCCGACCAGCACTGAGCGCTCCACGACCTGCGGGTATTTTCCGACAGCCGTGTCACCAGGCACCGGGGCCTGCTTGTACCAACCGATCATGCGGGGACTCGACAGCGGCGGCACACCGAGCGTGCCGTCGTCGTTCTTGTCGACCTGCATGGTCAGGTTGTCATCCAAGGAAATGGACGGGATCTTGACCGAGGTCACCATCACGTTCGGAGCTACGGGGGTTGCCGTGTTCGGTGACGTCTCGTTCGGGGGCAGCTGACCAGGAGGAACTGGATGCGAGCAAGCCGCCAGGATCAGGATGAAGACGACCAGTCCGGACCGAATGCCTCGAGTCTTGACCTCACGAGCGCGGCGATGAGTTCTTGGACGGACTCCGCCGACAAGGAGAGACTGGGGCCGTCGGTGAGGTTGGGTCCGCACAAGGTCACGACAACGCGACCAGGGGCGGACCCAACCTGCACCGAACCTTTGCCGCCGTCGCGGGTCGGCATTGGCCACTAGCTCAGACAGCTCGGTTGTGCGCCAGCACGAACGCCGCGCTGTCGCCACCGGTCTGCACCGCACCCGAGGGAACCGGGCCGGGGCTGGTCAGCGGAGCAGCCGCGGGCGGGTTCGACGCCGCGTCGTTACCCGACGGGGCCGGGTCGGCGTAGGCCACCGGCGCTTGCACGATGACGACGGGCGGGTTGGGGTCGTTGCAGATGGTGCGCAGTTGCCCCAGGGTCCGATTCCAGTCACCGAAACGCTGACCGTCCAGGTTGCGTAGCCGCAGCCAGTCGTTGCGCTCCGACAGGCTCAGTAGATCCAGGTTGGTGCCGTTGAAGCCCTGGTGCAGCTGACCCAGACGCAAGCGCAAGCCGCCCCAGTCACGGCGAACACCGTTCAGTTCGTCACCGAAACGCTGTGCGTCGGTGCGGAAGGTGACGCACTGACCGTCGTTGCTGACGCTAACGCCGCCGTTGTTGCAGCCTTGGTGCAGGGCAAACCAGCGGGCCTGCGGGTCGCCACCGAGCAGGCGGAGAATCCCGTCACGGTGCACGCCGTTGCGCAGCAGAAACGTGTTGTAGTCACCGTAGCCGCAGGTGTCCAAGGACAGGTTCTGATCCAGCCACAACTGGTGGCCGAAGGTGCGCGGTCCACCCCACGGGCCACCCCACGGGAAGCCGGGGTTACCGCAGCGGACGTTGTTTCCGGAGCAACCCACAATTGGGCCCGGGGCGCAGTGGTCACCGACACGGTGAGTGCCAAGCGGGCAGAAGATCTGTGGGTCGTTGAGGTTGCCGCCGACATCCAGGCCGGCGTCGAGGTGCACGCCGAGACCACCGCGAAGACCTCGACCGTCTCGATCTCCCGGGCAGTGGACCGGGAGTACGCCAGCGAGCGAGGGAACGCACACATCAGCAGACGGAGCAGCCGAAGCCACCCCCGCGGTTACAACGAGACCGAGCACTACCGCCAGGGCGGCAAAGCCGGCGACCAGCAGTCGTCGCATGATCTTTTAACCTCCTGTGTTGAACACACCCAGCCAGGGAGCGTTCAGGGCCCATCTCCAGGTATGGAGACGGGAGTTTGAGGCCCTCTACGGGCGATACAGCGGGCGCTACAAGCCCGGTAGCAGGCCGCTGAGCAGCCCACCCATCTGCTGCGGCTGAGCCGGCGGTGCAGGCGCAGCGGGCGGTTGAGGCTGCATTTGAGGGAACGGATTCGGCTGCGGCGCGGGCGGCTCAGTCATCGTCGGAGCTGGCGCGGGCTGTGGGGGCATCTGCCACGGACCGGGCGGCGGGTATCCCCCGCCTCGGCCTTGACCTGGGTAACCCGAACCGCCGCCGCGAGGACCACCGGGCCCCGGATAGCCGCCGCCGCCGCGAGGCCCGGGGTATCCCGAAGGGCCGGCGCGCCCAGGTAGCCCGGACATCCCCGGCGCACCCTCACGGCCTGGCAGACCGTCTTTGCCTGGCGGCCCTGGCGGTCCCGCCGGCCCTGTTGGTCCAGTTGGTCCAGGCGCCCCCGGTGGCCCGGGTGAACCCGGTAACCCGCGAAGCCCCGGCGCACCAACGGCGCCAACGATCTCCGGACTATTCCTCGCCTGCGCGGCGACCGCGCACAGCGACTTTCCATCCGGGGTCCTGGCCGAAGCCAAAATCTGCGCTACCTGCCCGCCCTGCGCACACAGCGCCAGGATGGGATCGGCGACGGCACCCACCTGGTTGACGGCGGCATTCTTCGCGTCATCCTGACGGCGCGATGCCAAAATTCCGATCAACGCGATAGCTATCACCGCGATCATGACCGCCAAGAACAGCATGTTCGCCCGCCCCGGCCGAGGGGGATCACTCCGGCCGTGGCGGTTCATCACTTCGGCGGGGTAGGCGCGGGAGTAGCACGGGACGTAGGCGGCGGGACCAGCGGGGCAGTGCACGCGAGCCGCTTGTAGCCCGCGCGGAACGACGCGTAGGCGCCCTCATAGGTGGCCCGGTCGACCCCCTCCGCCCGGCTGGACGGGTTGTAGGACCCGAGGAAGACGCTGTACATGGTGCACATTTCGGCGCGAGTGAGGACCACAGAGTTGCTGGTCTCAATCAGCGCCTGGTTTGTCTGAATCTGCTGGTATGTGGTGAAGCCTTGGATCGTGAACAGGATTGCGATCGCCGCGATTACTACCCACTGCCAGCGGGTTTGGCGTTCCGACCGGGCGATTTGCTCTTCCGAGCGGGTGGTGCGGTGCAACAGTTCTTGGATCGACTTAGTCAGCTCGTCGATCGTTTGAATGAGCTGCAGGGCGACCGCCGGCAAATCCTTAGGGTCCACGCCTGACGCGGTCATTCCAGTTCCTCCCCCAAGGGCGGCTCGCCCTGTTCCACGTTCAACGCGGACAGGGCGGCCACGAACAGCTCCAACTCATCAACCGTGTCCAGCAACCGTTGGTTCAGCTTCTTTGCCTCTTTTAGCAGCTTTTCGCTGTTGATGGCGTCACCGGGGGAGGTCATCACGATCGTCCCTCCGCGACGTACGTAGCGTCTGCGCGATGACGGCGGTAGCCCGTTCCAGCGCGGGGATGTGCTGGTTGCGGATCGAGGCGTTGAGCTCGCGGACTTCATCCTCGGCGCGTTTCTTCGCTTCCCGCTCAAACTTTAGGGATTCCTCGAGGTGCGCCCGGTCCTGCTTGTACGACTCTTCGAGGCGCTTGAACAGGAGCCGGGCGATGCCCATCGAGACAAGCGCGATGGCCCCGATCGCCCCGTACTGCAGGAACACTGAGCCGACATCAACGGCGCCTTGGGCCAGGAGGGTCACAGCGTGATCGGCGGGCCGGGCGTGTTGTGCTTAGCCATCACCAACACGGTGTTGCCGGACACGAACGCCCACGCGGTATCGCCGGCCGCGGGCACGTAGTGCGGGGCGTAGGTGGCATCCGGCACTACACCGTTGGCGATGTTGATAGAGCAGGTGTTCGCGCCCGTGGTGACCGAGTTGACGGTGACTTGACGCATGGTGACCTTGGGCTGCTGCGGCACCCGGGTCACCATCTGGCGGCCCTGGGAGATGTAGGTGCGGGCCAGGTCGGCGACCGACGGGTCTTCGATGGGCGGCATAGCAGCCTTCCTATCCCTGAGCGGCGGATTGGCGGTAGCAGACGAGCACTTGGGCCTGTGCCTGGCCGATCGGCGTCGACATCGAGTTAATCTTGAACGTGCCCTGAATGATCTTCTGGCCGTTGAATGTCCGGGCCACCGTGATCACGTCGTTGGGCTCGAGAGCCGGATTTGGCACCATCGTGATCTCGACGGTCTCCGACGCGCCCTTGACTACCAGCAGCAACGCATCGGCGGCCTGCTGCGCCTGCTCCGGCGTCGTGATCATGGCGCTGATGAAGGTGGTGGTCACGATGTTGTACGGGCCGAGGTAGTACGTCGGCGAGCTCGGGTCCGCGTCAAACGCGACCGCCGAAACCGGCACCTCGTTAGACGTCGACTCACCGGACACGACCACGTAGTTGTAGGTCGTCGAGTCCGAGATCGACCGGGTGTAGGACACCATCACCGGGTTCGCGGCGTCGGACACCGTCCACACCGACGGGGTCAGCGCCGGGTCGGCAACCGGCTTGACCTTGAACGTGCCGACCGAGTCGAAGTACGCCCGGGACCCGATCGCGGTGCCCATGTCCTGGATGTCCTGCCACGCGTCCGCGCCCTGGCTGGTGCCGAACAGCAGCCGCTCCGCCGTCACCTCAGTGGAGGCCACATCCGAAGTGATGCCCGGTAGCCGGTTCTGCGCGATCTCCAGCATCGCGGTGGCGTAGTTGGTGTTCGACGGCACGTAGAAGATGCTGGTCCAGGCGTTCCGGGAGATCGCATAGGACAGGTCGATGCCGGACACGACCAGCGACAGGCCACCGCCGACGGAGCTGCCACCGGTACCGGTGACACCGTTTCCGCCGCCGCCGCCGCCCGTACCGCCGCCGGTGGGGCCGCCGGTCTCGGTGACGTCCACCTGCGTGATCAGGAAGGTGCCGAGGGCGACGAGTTCGTTGTAGGAAGTGTCCTCAGCGACGTCGGTTCGCAGCGTCATGAAGAACGGACTGGCGTCGGTAGCCAGCAGCCGTGTCATGGTGGCCCGGGTCAGCACTACCGGCGTAGTCGTATCTCCCCGCAGCAGCCCCGGCACAGCCCCGCCGTTGATAGCGGTCTGCCAGCTCGCGCCGCCGTCCAGGCTCGTCTCCACCAGCACCGCCGAGCCAGCGGCCGGGGTGGACGCCGACCAGCTGACCCGCGAAACGCTGACCGGGTTGTTGGTCAGCAGCACGGGCGGCCGGATCGACACCGCCTGCAGCGGGTTGTAGACCTCGAGCGCGATGTCGACTTCTTGCGCGGGGGTGATGACGTTGGTGGCCGTCGTCGCCAGCGCCGATGTGACCGCTACGCCGGCGTCGGTTTCGGCCGCGGCGGTCAGCGTTGAAGCGATGTCCGGGTTCTGGATCAGCAGCAGCGGCGCGGTCGCGTACTGATACACGGTGCCCGCCGGCAACACCGCCGAGGTGACCGTCCCCGAGGAACCTGAGGAGCTAAAGCCCTTGCCGATCAGCTGGACGAAGTAGTTGCCGCCGCTCCCGTTCGGGTTGTCCAGGTTAGCCGAGCCCAGGGTGGTCCAGCCAGCCGGCGGGGTGACTGATGTGATCGGGATCGAAGCGCTCGAGGCGTAGTTGAAACAGATCAGGGAGCTATTGGCGGCAACCGTCGTGGAGGGATCGACGATCGAAGAGCCAGACCCCCCGGCGGCGGAGAATGCCAGGGGTGACGTGAAGGACTGCCCGACATTCGGGTTCCGGACAGTGTAGGCCGCGTAGGCGGCCTCGGTGGTGGCCGCACTGAAGGTCAGCACACTGTCTGACGCCGGGGCACCGGTGAAGACCTTCGTGAAGATGAAGTACTTCGCGCCCGAAGGGGCGCTAGGACCAGAAACACTGGTGAAGCCCGGGAACGAGCTAGCCGTCATGGAGCCGATCGCCCACACCATGCAGACGCGCATGTCGCCGGGTTCGTAGTCGGAACCGACCGTCAGCGGGATGGTGCTGAACGCGACGGAGTCTGCGAAGATGTTGATTTCTTGGTCGAGGAACTGAAGGGGGTACGGCATCGGCCTAGTTCGCCGTAGCTACCGCGACACCGGAACTGATGGTCACGTTGTAATCGGATCCGTTGGTAGTCACCGAAATGTCGCAGCTGAACAGCGGGATTGTCTGCGCGTCCGTGGCTCCCGAGGTGGCCTGGTAGCAGATCAGAAGCTTGGACAGGGCCTGTGCGGAGCCGAGGGCGAGCCAGCTAAGGTTGGCAATCGACACCGTGTTCTTGTGGTTCGTCGTGTCCGGCGTGATGGTGATTCCCGAGGTGACGAACTTGCGGGCGTAGTTGGCTACGGTGGGCTCAAGGTTCGCGGTGGCCAGGACGTTCGCCAGAGTGTTGTAGTTACGCACCGTGGCGTCACCCTGATAGCCCGAGGACTGCAGTAGCACAATGGCAAGCCGGTCAGTACCCAATGGCAGATCGCAGTACCGGATCCCGCGCCCAGCCGCGATCGTGAATACGAAGTTCGCCACGGGTCAGGGTCCAATCCGGAGATAGCCAGTAGTCGCGTCGGCGACCGCGCCGATGTTCGTGCCTTGGGCGAATCCGCCGTTGGCGCCGGTGTCGAGCTGCGTGATGGTCTGCGATCCGGGGATGCGCACACCGCGCTTGACGATCATGCGCGTGCCGAACGGGGCGAGGATCGAAGCCATATCGACCGGGGTGAGCGTGCCGGTCGGGTCGGCGACCGAGATCGTGCACGACGTCATCTGCGCGGCGGTAGCGTCCGAGGTGACCTGCCCGTCGAACGCCTCGAGCTGCAGGACAACTTTGCCGTTCTGGATGATGTCGACTTCCGAAACAGACTCGTGTGTGGTCTGCACGAGTTGTTGGAATGTGTCGGAGGTGCCTTGCACAATTGCCTCCTAGGAAGTGATGATCGGGGTATCCACTTCCGTTATGGAAATTGTCATGATCCGGTACTTCGTTTTCGTGCCGGACGGATGCAAGTCCCATATGTACTGAGCGTCAGAACCGACAGCGCCGGGGCCGAACGAGACGTAGTGCTGCCGCCCGGTCGGGTACTGCAGCAGTAGAATCTGGTTCTGCTCGTCGATCGCCTCGAACGCGGAGAACGCACCAGCGAAACGCCCCTCGTCAAACCCCAAGGTCAACGTAGCGTTGCGCCCGTAGTACGAGCCCATCACCTTGACCTGGTTCACGTGGTTCTGCCCGACCGGCGGCTGCCCGATCACGTCGAAGGTGCCTTCTGAGCGCCGCTTCGTAACCTGCTCGCCGAGGTAGGCCACCGGCAGCTTGCAGTTGAGCAGCGGGTTGAACGGGTTGACCAGGTAGAACCCGTTGCGGCTCGGGGTGACGTCGATGGTGTTCGAGTACGCCGCCGCCGGCGTGGCGACCCCCGCGACCGTGTCGTAGGCCAGCACCCGGTACCGGGACGCGACGTTCGACGGTGCTTCGTAGTCGTAGGCGGTGATCGTCGACATGCCCGACGCCGCGACCAGCGCGTAGTTCCGCACCGGACCCCACACCTGGTGCGCGGCGTCGCGGGACACCTGGAACGCGAACAGTGTCGTGACCGGGCTCGAGCTGGACGGGACGGTGTCCAGTTGCACCCGGTTGTTGGCGCTGTCGTAGAACGCGTCTACCAGCGTGGCGACCGGCGCACCGGACATGCCTTGGGTCCAGGTGGTCGACGCGGCGGCGGAGGTGAAGCTGCCGAAGCCAGCCCAGGACTGCTGCACCTGCACATACGCCGACCAGGACCCGTTGGTCAGGTCCACGTCGGCGGTCCACTGCTGGACCTCCGAGAAGATCCAGCCCTGCGTCGAATCCGTGGGAGTGGACACGAACGGGACGAACCCGAGCGCGGCTACCTGCGCGGCGGAGTAGATCGCCACCTGGAACGCCTGCTGCGCGTCGGACTGGGTGTTGGAGTACACCCAGGTCACGGTCGGTCGGCAGGTGGTGGTGACGGTACCGGTCGGGCCGGTGACGCTGACCGTGGACTGCACGGAGTACGTGACGTTCAGATACAGCTCGGAGATCCGGGAGGCGTTGCCCGCCAGATCGTCACGGCCAACCGCGACCGAGAAGTTGGTGAACGACGCCAGCGACCACGGATTGCCGTTCGGGTCGGTCATCTGCGTTGGCAAGTTCTGGATCGTGTAGCTGGCCGTCACCGGCTGCTGCGGGACCATCCAGCCGAACAGGAACTCCAGGATGCCCAGCACGATGGTCGTGACGATGTTCTGCGAGCGGTTGCACCGGAACCATCCGCAGTGCACCGGCTGCGGCGCCGGCGTCACGGTCTGCAGCACCCGGACCTGCGCGCCGACGGAGAAGATCTGCGCACCGGCCGGCAGCGTCGGCGCGGAGAACCCCACCTCCACCCGCGAAGAGGGCGTACGGCACCGGCTGGTGAACTGGACGTAGCTGGTGTCTACGTTGTCCGACCACGCCGTGTGGATGTTCGCCGCGCCAACCAGCGTGATGCCGCCGCTGACGCCTTGAACGTCAGTGGCCGGCCGCAGCACCGTGGTCTGATAGCTGGGAGGCGGTGAGGTCATCGCTTCTGCCGCCCGATCGCCGCCGTGAGCTGCTGGTTGTTCTTCTTGATCTCATAGCGGATCTTCTGCTCGACGCCGTCGATGTAGCAGTGCACGTGGGTGTCGCCCCCACCGCCACCAGCGCTGCCCTGAGCCGACGCGGCCGGCAGCGTGATCGGCGCGGTGCCGGCGTTGAACGACGCACCCGACCCGGCCTGCCCGAGCAGGCCCATCTTCCCGAGCACCGCGTTAGCCTCAGCGTTCGCCGCCGACGCCAACCCCGCTGAGGTGAGGCTCGTGATGTTCAGCGCCGACTTGATCCCGTTGGCGAGGTTGGTGCCGTACACCGTGCCGGCGGCCGTACCGGCCACGGCCATGGTGCTGGTGACGGCCCCGGCCACCGTGGCGGCCGAGTTCTGGGCGCTCTTCACGGTGCCGCCGAGGAAGTTCGAGAACCCGACCCCGAAGCCGGACATCAGCCCCTCGCCGGCCTCGATGCCGTACAGCGACGGAGACGCGACCTTGGCGCCCTTCTTGACCGCCTTGCCGACCGCCTCACCGGCCTTCTCGCCGGCGTCCTCGGCCGGCGGGGTCCCAGTCTTGATGCCGCCCGCCATGCCCTGCATCAGGCCAGCACCGGCAGGCGGGCCGGCAGACGACGCCGCCTTGTGGGCCGCTTGACCCGCCTGCTGGGCGGCCGACGAGGCCGCACCGGCGGCGGCCGGCGCGCCCTGGCCGATGCCGCCGGCCATGCCTTTCATCAGTGCCGCGCCGGCCGAGGAGAACGCCGGGGCGCCCGCCTTGACCGCGTTCGACGCCTGGGAGACGCCCTGTGTCACAGCGGCGATGACGCCGCCCATGCCGCCCTTGACGGCGCTCTGCATGCCGGTCATACCCGACTTCATGGCACCGGCCATCTTCGAAGCGCCCTGCTGCACCCCAGTCGCCGCGCCGGCCATGCCAGACTTCACCGAGCCCTGAATGCTCGACATCGAGCTCTTCATCGAAGAGCTCATCTGGTTGGCGGCCTTGGAGACGTTGTTCGCTGCCTGACCGATCTGACCGGTGCTCTTCAGCACGTCGCCGAAGCCCTTGGTGGCGTCCATGCCCAGTTGCTTCAGCCCGGCGCCGGCGTTGTGCAGCGCCGTCCCGAGGGTCTGGCCCAGGGCCTTGGCCACCGAGCCGGCCATGGACCCGGCGCTCTTGGCCAGCGCCCCCATCGCGGCACCGCCCTGGCTGGCCATCTGGCCAAACATGCCGCCGACCTTCTTGATCGAGTCGCCCATGTTGCTGAACGCGGACGCGACCTTGCCGGCGACCTTGCCAACCTCAGAGGCGACCTTGCCCATGGCGCTCACCGCCGCGCCGGCGGCGCCGCCCATGGCCTTGCCCATGGCCTGGGCCTTCTCTCCCAGCGACTGCAGGGCGTTGCCGGCGGGGGCCGCCGCGGCCGGAGTCTGCGCCATGGCGTGGTTGTTGGACTGGTTCTCCCGGTCCGCCTCAGCAATCGACTTGGCGTCCTGCTCGGCAGCCTTGGCGTGCTGCAGCTCGGCTTGGGCCGCCTTTTGCGCTTCGACCGAGCCGGACGCCATCGCTTTGTTCAGGTCGTGCTGAGCGTTGGCTACCTGGTCTTCGCGCGTCTTAAGTTGCCCCAGGTCCTTCTCCAGGCCCTGAGAGGAGTTGCCGAGCTGGTCGAAGCCGCCGGCACCCTGCTGCGCGCTCTTGCCGGCCTGCGACGCGGCTTGCCCGGCGAGCTGCGAACCAGCCGCCGCGCCGATCATCGCGCCTTGCACCGCGCCGGTGGCCTTGGTCAGGTTGTTGGCGGCGCCGGCGGCGCCGTTCATGCCCTGCTGGGCACCACCGGCGGCCTGGTCCAGGCCCTTGGCCGCTTGACCGGCACCGGCCATGCCGCCGCCGGCGCCTCCACCCCCCGCGCCACCTCCGCCGCCCATAGCCTTGCCCAGGGCACCACCAGCGGCGGCCGCCGCCTGCGCCGCCTGCGCGACCTTCATTAGCGCCGCCGCCAGGTCGTTCGCGGCCTTGGTCGCCAAGTTCATATCGGCGGTCAGGATCTTGATGTCCGCGTCTAGATCCTTGACGCCCTTGTCCGCCGCGGTGAGGTCGGTGAGGAGGTCCTTCAGGGCCTTATCGAGCGCGGCAACGGCCTTGTCGAGTAGCCCCAGGTCGCCGGTGAGATCCTTGACGTCCTTGTCCCAGGCCTTGGTGTCGGCGTCGATCTTGAGCAGGTCCTTGTCGAGCTGCTGCAAGTCCTTGTCGAGGTTCTTGATCGCGGTGTCAAGAAGGGCGAGATCCTTGTTCAGCGTGGTGGTGCTGGCCGTGAGGGTCTTCATGTCCGCGGTGGTCGTGGACAGATCCTTGTTGAGGTCAGTCAGCGCGGTGTTCGCATCGGCGGCGGACTGCTTGAGCGTGTCGAGCTGCGTCGCGGACGTGGCCGAGTTATCGCCCAGGGTCTGCACCGGGGGCGCCACGTTCTGCGCGCCCTGCTGCAGACCCTGCAGCAGGGGGGTGGCGTCCTGCGCGTTCGAGCCCAATGTCTTGACGTGTGGATGCGCGCCCTGGGCGGTCTTGCCTAGATCCTGCACGGGCGGCGCGGCTTGTTTCGCGGCGTCTCCCAAGCTCTTTACGGGCGGGGCGGCGCCGGCTGCGGCTGCGCCCGCGTCCTGCAGCGCCTTGGCTGCGTTGTCGGCCGGTGGCACCGTGCCCGTCATGGAGTCGGCCATGTCCTGGGCGTTGCCACCGAGGGTCTTGACCGATGACGCGGCGGCGTCGGCCGGCTTGCTGACCAGGCCCAACGCCGAGCCGATGGCGTCGAGCAACGGCTTCAGCGGCGCCAGCACCGGGCCAAGAAGCCCCACGGTCTTAACGAACCCGCCGATGATGTCGGCAACAACGGCGATGGCTTTGCCGATAGCGACAAAGCCCGTGACCATCCAGGAGAACACCTCGCCCAGGAAGGTGAAGACCTGGATCACGGCCTTGATCGCCGAGGTGATCTCCGGACCGTCCGTTTTGATCGTGTCGGCCAGGCTCTGGAACGCCGGCCCGCACTGCGCGAGCGCGTTCATGAAGTCGGTACCCAGGTCGGTGATGATCGAGATGACCGACTTGAGCTCGCTACCGATCGCCGACGACGCACCAGACACCGACCCGGAGAACTTGTTGATCTGGGCCGTGCTGTCACCGACGGCCTTCATGACCGCCACACCAAGATCGGTGAAAGCACTGATCGCGGGGCGCATGGCCGGCTCGACGTCGGAGGCCATGACCCGGAAGGCATCGGTCAGCCGGCCCATGTCTTGGATCAACGGGGTGATCTGCCGGGCGCCGATGCTGATCAGCTCCGCGCCCAGGGCGCCCAGCTTGCCGATCAGGGCTTCGGCCGCCGGTACCGCCGAGTCCCACGCGCCGGAGACCTGGTGGAACGCGGTCGCCATCTGCTGGACCGCGCCGATCGCGGCACCGAGCAGACCCGGGAGGGCTTTGAAGAACTGGGCGAACTGGGGTGCCAAGGTCTGGGTGATCGAGTTGAACCCATTGGCCAGTACCTTCAGCGACGCGACAATCGCGGGGATGGCCTGCTGCGCCACACCAGCGATCGTCTGGAACGCCTGCACTAGCGGCGGCGTGATGTCCTTGATCGCGGCCTTCACCGCGTTAGCAATGTTGACCAAGACCTGCTCGAAGGGCTTCGCCACATCGTTGATCAGTCCGCGAGCGGCCTTCGCCAGGTCGGTGAACGACGTCGTGACCTTCTTCGACCCCGACTCAGCCGCGATCACGAGCCCTGTGATGGCCGCTCCGGCGAGGAGCATGGCTCCACCGAACCCGGCAAAGGCCGCGACCGCGACCACACCCAAGGCCGCTATGGCGGCCATTAGGACGCCCGCCGCGATCGCGGCTATGCCGGCGGCAACGGCCATGGCGACGAATGACACGGCTACAGCGGCGGCGGCGGCGCCTCCCGCCTGCAACGCCGCCGCGACGCCCGCGCCAACTGCTTGTGCGGCGGTTTCCAGGGCCGCGAAGCCATTCTCGATGTCCTGGATGGCACCGGCCATGACGCTGAATCCCTGCTCAGCATCGTCGAGCCCCTGCACAAACGCCTTGAACGATTCCTCGGCGGTCGTGAATCCTTGGGCCAAGGTGGTAACCGACGTTTCGGCGGCGTTCAGGCCGCCTTCCATGGCGGTCAGGCCAGCGCTTACTGACCCGGCGTACTGCATCACCGAGTCGAAACCTTGCGCTAGCGCGGTAGCACCGACTTCCAGGCCGGTAAGCCCGGCGCTAACCGCCGCCGCGGACTGCTCCATGGCGTTGAAACCGCCCACGACAGTGGACGTCTCCTGAGCCAGCGCCTGGACGCTGACCTCAGCCGCGTCGAACCCCGAAGCGACACCTTCGGCCGCTTTCGCGGCTGCGTCGAGGCCGTTGGGGATGGAGTCAAACGCCGATACGGCGCCCTCGGCTGATTTAGCCATCGCGTCGAGCCCATTCGGGATGGCGTCGAACGCGGACGCAGCGCCATCAGCCGACTTGGCGGCGGCGTCCAGCCCGTTGGGGATGGAGTCGAACGCTGAAGATGCCCCTTCAGCATCCTGAGCCGCTGAATCAATACTGGCCGCGACACCGTCGAACGAATCGCCCGCGCCATTGGCGGCCTTCGACGCCGCATCGAAATCCTGAGAGAGGGCATCGATGTCGTTCGCCGTCGCGTCCGCGACAGCGCCCGCTTCTTGCATCTGGCTGGAATCAACGTTCAGCTTGATGTTGTCGCCACTGACGGCGTCGGCCTCGGCCTTGAGGGCGGCAAGCTCCGTTTCGGCCGCGGCCACGCCATCGGTGTTGACGTTCAGGGTGACGGTTTCATTGGAAAAACTCGCGATAGCGGCCTTGACCTCCGCGATGGCGTCAAGGGCCTGCTGAGCCTCCGCCAAGATCCGAATAGTCAAGTCCGATGACGCCATCGTTCACCCCAATTCCGAACTCGAATGAATCTGGTCAGGCGAGAAATTGCCGAAGAACGACGGGTCAAACCAGACCTCGGGTTCGCCCAGCTCCCCATCGGCTCGTTCCTCGTCCGGCTGCTCGCCGTACTTGATCAGGAACTGGTCGAGGGTGAGTTCCGTGCCCTTCTCGACGTGCGGGGCGACGGCGTTCAGCGCGATCAGGGCCGCGTTGTAGTCGTCACGCTTTGCCCCGATGGGCCCTTCGATCCGCTCGAAGGCATACAGCAAGCGGAGTTCCTTGGCTCCTACTCGGCGGCCGAACTCACTAGGGAGGCAACCGAAGGCGATGGCGAGTCGGATGAAAGCTCGGAGGTCCGCTCGCCCTCGGAGTTTCCCTCGATGGTGGCGTCGTCTTCCTCTTCACCGTTGAGTTCGCGCATGTGCTTGGCCAGGAACTCGACGATGCTCGCCGGCCACTTCTTGAGCAGCTTGATGCCGGTGTCGGTGTTCGGGTACATGCGGCTGCCGTCTTGGCGGCGCATTCCGATGGCGAGAAGCCGAAGGTTGACCTCCTCCATCGACAGCTCGATCTTCGTGCCGTTGATCTTGTACATCGGCTTGCGGTGCTCGTTCAGCTCGCCACCATCGAACTCGCGCAGCAGGACGGTGCGCTTCAGCTTCGGAACCGCCACGGCTCGCTCTTCGAGTTCCGGGGTGACCTCGGTGTGCGAATCGAGGACCGGGTAGTTCTCTTCGGTTTCAGAGCTCACAACGATCATCTCCTGTTTTGTGGTGCGGGTCAGCCTTCGATTTCAGCACCGATGGCTTGTTCAACTGCCTCCGCGGCCATGTCGTGGCCGAGTTCGAAGGCGTCGCTCATGTAGTGCGAACCGACGATGTGCACGTGGGTGAGGGAAATCCAGCCGTCCCGGCCCAGGAACGTCATCAGCGGGTTGCCGTAGTTGTCCCCGCCGACGTTCTGGATGTTCGCGTACGGAATATCGCCGGGTGAGATCACCCAGCCGTCGCCGTCCGGCTCCTTGTGCATCGACGCCGCGAGCGCCCCGGTTTCTTTCGGGGCCGCGTCGAAAGCCGACTGCACAAACACGTCGGCACCGATACCGAGACTTGCGGTGAGCCGCGGGGGCTCAATAGCGTTTTGGATACGATCGAGATCGTTCTTGACGCTATCGAGCCCCTCGAACACCACGTCAATGCGGAGTTCGGCCATCAGCTGGATCAGGTGTAGACGACGGTCCGGGAAACGGCGACCATCGCGTTGAACGACGGGGTCGTGCCCGTGATGGTGCAGACCGCCTTCACCTGGGCCGGCAGCGAGACACCGTTCGGCATGGTGAGCCGCTGCGCCTGGTTCGCCGTGGTGACCGCGGCGAACAGCGCGCCGGGGATGTCGGTCCAGGTGGTGCCGTCCGGGGAGCCCTGCAGCTTCGCGGTCAGCGACGGGGTCGTACCCGACACAGCGCCGACGTGCAGCTGCGCGGCCCAACCGCCGGTGGTCGCACCACCGTTGGCGGTGTTGTCCAGCGGCAGGCCCGTGGTGGTCGCGGTGAGCGCGGCGATGGGGCTGATCAGGATGAACCCGGAGTCGATCGCGCCACGGGCATCGAACTCGGCGTCGATGTCGACGGCGCCCTTGAGCTTGACGTCGATGTCGTACTTGGTCAGCACTGACGGCATCAGGATCGCCGGCTGGAACACCGCTCCCACCGGAGCGGCCAGCCCAGCCGGGGCGGTCAGCGTGAGGACGTCGGCGGTCTGGCCGAACCGGGCGTTGACGATCTGGTCCAGGAAGTTGTACCCGGCGGCGTAGAAGCCCTTGAACTCCAGGGACGCCTTCTGAATGCCGGCCAGGTCGTAGGAGAAGTGGTCCCCGAACACCGTGGCGTCGATCTTCGCGGCATCCCGCTTGATCTTGACCTCGTTGCCGTTTCCGGAGATGTCATAACCGTCGGCCCAGATGGCCAAGTTCCGGCCAACAAGAACGTTGCGCGTAGCCATTATTCGGCCCCTTCATCAGTTTTGCCAGGTTGGCTAGACCCGGCGGGAGCCGGGACGATTAGCTGCCACTCCAGATATTTCTGGGTGTCTGGGTGCTCCCCGGGCCAATCCGCACCCGGTTCGAAATGAACGTCCCGTCCCGTACGTTCATCGGTGCGGTCGAACGGCTGATTTACGGCATACGTGGGCGCCGCGGCCTTGCTAGCCATGAGTTCTCCTAAGCGAACAGCTGGATAGCCAGCTGGAAACCCAAATACACCGTGCCGCCGACCTTGTAATTGCCGTAACGGCTCGCTGTCAGAACCTCGATGTTGTTGCCGATCAGATCCGACAACGCGTCGCCGACATCCGTGGCCTGAAGACGGGTGATGAACACGCCGTCGTCGCTGAGGTAGTCATCCAGGATGTCCTGAGCGGACTCGATGTCTTGGCGGTTCGTGATGATCTCGACTACGAAGTTGTACTGAGTCAGGCCGCCACCGAACGTCTGCTGGTACTCGGCGTAGTTCTTGGACTTGTCCGGCGCGATCCAGGCGCACGGCACGTTCGCCGAGTCCGGGATCTTCGGGTAGATCGTCAGGTCATCGATGTTCCCGAGCCGGTCCACCAACGCTTGGCGCAGCGCCCTGGCTAGCAACATCAGGCCACGACCACGTCACGCAGGCCGCGTAGCAGCGAACACGCCATCGGCGACAGGCTGTGCGTCACCAACGAGCTGCGGGCACTGCCGAATGAACCCGTCGCCAGGCCCGTTGTGCCGGCGCTGCCGTTGGTGAAGTCCTTCGACTTGTAGTTGTCGATGGCAATCACCTGGCACGCCTGCGTGACCTGAGCCGGAACCGCCGGCCAACCCCAGTTCGCGGTGATGCGGACTCGAGCCCGGGGCATGCGCCCGTACAAGGTCTGCCCGTAACCACCGCCTGGGTAGCCGTAGCCGCCCGCGTAGCCGTAGCCATAGCCGTTGTAGGGGAAGCTGATCCACGGGTGCTTACGGGCGCCCGGGAAGAACTTCTGCCCGACCGCGACCACCCGGTTGAACGGGTAACCGGCCTGCGGAACCAGCGGTTCCGCCTGCCAGTCCGACGCCGCCCACAGGGTTTCGAACACCCCGTCGTTGTCGTCGTCCGTCTCGACCGTCATGCCGACGGTGGAGGCGTACGCGCCAGTCCAGACGTCGCCTGGATAGTCCGGTGCCAGCACTCGCGCGCTCGGCATGCCCGACGACCAGAACTGGTCACGACAATGCGTGTCGATCTGCCGCGACGCCGACGTGATCGCCATCTGCAGCAAGGCGTTCTTCGAGTCGTTCGAGATCTGCAGCGCGGACTTCAGCTGGTCGACGGTCAAGTAGTCCGTGACCGGGGCCGTCATGGCTAGTAGGTCTTGTCGAACATCAGCGCGTCGAGGCTCGACGGCGCGTTCTGGACGATCAGGGTCGAATCGCTCTGGTCAGCCCGTACCTGGGCGACGATCTTCGCCCACACGTCGTACGGGTTGTCGTCGTAGGCAACGACAACGTAGGAGTTGGCACCCTCCAGCACGACAGTGCCCGTCGGGCCGATGATGCCGTAGGAGAACATGTACTGCGGAGGCCTCCACAGTTCGAAGTCCATCGACGCGATCCAGCCAAAGGCCTTATTCGTCATGTCAGACCAGATCTCCAATGCCGACGATGGTCAGCGTCGGAGTGGTGCCGGTGACCGTGTAGTTCAGCCGGAAATACCGGTCCAGCGGCCCTACGGTCTTGGCAGCGGTGCTGCCGTTGGCGGTGAGCGCCGCGAACGCGCTGCCCACGTTGGTCCAGTTGGTGTTATCCGGGCTCGTCTGCGGCTGGATCGTCAGAGACGGGGTGGTGCCGCCCACGGCGCTGGCGGTGATGACGGCGCCCCGCAGCACGGCTGCGGACCCGACATCCACCGACGGGCTGTTGCCGCTCGCGGTGACGACAGCGCTGGCCAGGGTGTACTTCTCGCTGTAGACGAACCGGCCGTCCGCGCGCTGGTAAGACATGGGAGCTCCTAAACGGGGTTCTTGCGGGGACGACCGGGGCGCCGACGCACCTCGGGGGTTTGCATGCGCCGCTCGGGCGTCAGAACCGGCTCGACGGTGACGTACTCGGCGATGCGGGCCGACACCCACGCCTGCGCGGTCTCGGCCGGCACGTCAGCTTCGGCTCCGTCCGGCAGCATGAAGTTGCGGTTGGAGATCGCCGTCAGCATCCGGACTCGAGGCATCAGACGTGCGGCTTCGGGAAGTAGTCGATGAGGTCTTCCGGCGGCATCTCGCCGTCGTTGTTCCAGCCAGCTGCCTTGTCCGCGTCCGAAGCCCCCTCTTGGACGAGGAGGCGGAATGCTGGCTCCGTGGGAGATCCGTCAGGCTGACGAGCCACCTTCTGCACCTGGACCACGGGGGTATCGGGCGCTTCAGGAGCGTCCGGCTCAGGGCTGGCCGCCGGCTTGGCGGCTGGCTTCCTAGCTGCGCGTGCGGCCATGCCTATTGCCCTCCGAGATGAGGTGGAAACCGCGAACACCCCCGCCGGGGAGCAACGGGGGTGTTCGCGGGACTAACGGGGTGGATCAGGCGTGGTGCTGGAAGGAAGCGACTGCGTTGGTGTCCTGCAGGGTTGCGTCCAAACGGGTGAAGATCAAGAACCCAATCTGGAGTGAGTCCATATACCTCTCGCCAAACCGGACCATGTTCATGTCCAGCACCTGGCGAACCACGTACGCCCGGCGGAAGTCACCGAACAGGATTGACTTCGCCGAAGCGGCCGGGACAGGCATGGCCTGGTCGATGAAGTACGGCTGACCGTTGATCGTCGGAGCCATGCCCGGCACCGGCACGGGCACCCACAGCGGGTGACCCTGCGAGTCCTTGATCTTCCGGATGACGGCCAGGGTGGCGTCGTTCATCATGAACCGGCAGTTGTTGCGGTACGCCGGGTCGAGCGAGTGCTCCAGGTCGATCAGGTTGTCGTAGGTGATCGACGTGGTGTCCGCGCCGGTGACCGAGACGGTGGCGTTGGTGGCCACACCCAGCGGCTGGCTCGAGCCAGTGCCGGTCACCAGGTCCGCCGCGACCTTGCGGCCGATGCGGGTGCCCAGGTGATCCGGTAGCCACGTGTTCAGATCGAACACCGAGTCCTGCAGGATCTGAACCGACGCCAGCGCGATACCCGAGTCGTACAGGTAGGCGCCCAGGGTCGCGGTGCCGAACGTGAAGTTCGCGTTCGGCGCGGTGTTCGTTTCCGGCAGGATGGCACCCAGGTTGCTGGTGTCGTCGGAGGTCGGCCACTGCAGCGGGTTGCCAGTCGAGGTGTTGATGACGGTCGCGTAGCCGAGCAGGCCACCGAACGCCTTCATGCGCTCGATGATGATCTGCCGGTAGCCCGGTGGGATCAGGTAACCACCAGCGGAGTTCGGGCTGACCGTCTGGCCAGCACTAACGCGCGCCTCCTGGCCAGGCTGAACGCGGTTCGCGGCAAGAAGCTGCCGGTGCTCCAGCTCCATCTCTCCAGTGCCGCCACGTACGTACGCCTCGAACGCCTTGGCGTACTCGGCGTCCTGGGCGGCCTTGCGCTCCTCCGAGGACAACTCCGGGGTCTCGACGGCGCTTCCGGCACGGGTCTGCACGACGGTGGAGTAATCCACCTCGTCTGCCCGGTGCGCCCTGGCCGCGCGTGTGGCGTCGGCCTCCAGCTCGGTGACCTTCGCCTCGAGCTCGTCGGCCCGCGTGCTGGCGGTGTCGAAGTTGGTCCGCTGCTCAGCGGTCCACTCACCGGCCGCCTCGGTCTCGCCGAGGATCTCGTTCATGCGGTGCGAGAGCCCCATGAGCTCCTCGCGGTACCGCTTGTTCTGCTCGTTACTCACGTTGGATCGCGTCCTTTCCGGCACGCCAACAACCCCCGTGCGCCATGCGCCGGGGGTCGAAAGGGTTTGGTGGGTTAGGCAGCCAGGGTTAGGCGGACCGCGAGAGTGCGGGCCTTCGCCATGGCGGTGTACTGCTCAGCATCAAAGTCCCGAGTGGACGCGGCCGGCTCGGTGGTCTGCGCTGCTACTTGCTGGTCAAGCGGCTGAGTGGTCTCTCCCGGCTCATCGCTCGACTTGCTCTCGCTCGAAGTGTCGACGCCGAACTTGGTCAGCGCCGCCTTGATCTTCGCCTTGATAGAGGCCAGTTGCGACGCGGTGTACTCGGCCGCGTTGCTGGCCTTGTTGATGTACGCCCACGCGCTTTTCGCGTGCGCTTCAGTGTCAACGGGATACCGCGACTTTCCGTCCGCCTGGTATCCCGGGTCGGCGTAGGTGACATCGCCGTAGGGCTTCTTCGGGTCGCGCTCCTCGAACGGCTCCATCGCGCCAGCGTCAGCGACGATCGGAGTGTCCGTACCGAGCACCTCACCGGGCAGATCGCCAAGACGAACCGACAGATCGATAACCGTCGGCGCCAGCTCCGGGTCATAGCCCAGCAGCGGGCCAAGCTCCGGGCGGTGGTGCACCGCGCGGGCGATCGCGTCGATGTCGCCACGACGCCGCAGCGCCGGCACCAGCGAGAACCGCAGCCCGGCGTCCGTCTCCTCGTAGGCCGGGAACGTGACCGCGCTGACCTCGATCAGCTTCACCTCGCGGATGGTGCGCACTTCGACGGCAACCGGGTCGCCACTCGCGGAACGCTCCTCTTCCTCGGCCCAGTCGTCTTTCATGACCTGGAAACCGAAGCTCATGCCCCGGATGTTGCCGTTATCCAGGTTGGCGACCAGGTCGTTGACGTAGGACAGCCGCTGGTCCAGCACCGAGTCGGTGTAGAGCCCGCGAGTGTTCTGCGACAGCGTCAGCGTGCCAGCGCTGGCCCGGGACACCACGTGGTAGCTCGAGTGGTCGATCAGGAACCGGGCGTCGGTCTCGCCGAGGGTCTTCGTGAAGGCACCCGGAGCCACCGACTCGTAGAAACCCACGGTGCGGGGGTTCCCGATCGCGGTGCGCACGTTGAACAGCGCCGCGTGACCACCGAACCTCCGCGCATCGGTTCCCGAGGGGTCCGCAACGGTCACACCGGCGTCGGAAAGGACCAGATCACGACGCTCTTCACCAGTCGGCAGGCTAGAAAGCATCGCCGATCCTTCCTTCATCTGTTATCCGCCGTCAGACGGGCCGAGAGACGAACCGCCGATAACCGGGTCGGTGCCGAGCGGCGCGTTCAGCGGGGTGGCCGACATCGGCTCCATGTACACGTCGCCACCGTCGCGCGGCGGCAGGTCTTCCTGATCGCGGATCTCGTTCGGATTCAGCACGCCCATCTCGAACATGACCCGGTAGTACTCGGCGCGGGCGATCGAGTCGCCGCGCAACAGCCGGTCGATGTCGTAGCGGGCGGTCTGACCAGCGGGAAGTAGCTCTTTCGTGATCCGCTGCTCGGCCGGGGCCAGCCAGTTGGGGTGTAGGTCGAACTGGTTGAAGCCCCGCGCCTGCTGCTCAAGACCGCTACCCCACGACGTGGTCTTGTCGGTCTGGTACATCAAATACGGCGGAATGCCGAAGAACCGCGCCGCCTCTGTGACTTGGAAGTCGCGGGACTCGAGCATCTGCGCGTCGTCGGCCGGCATCGTCAAGCTCTGGAACTTCGCACCCGAGTCGATCACCGCGATCTTGTGCGCCCCGTCGATGCCGGAGAACTTCTCCGCCCAGCGGGCCTGCAGCGACTCCGCCTGTGACTGGTCAAGTTCGGCCTCGGTGGACAGCAGGCCGTTGAGCATGTTGCCGGATTTGAACAGTCGCGCGGCGGTAGCTTCAGCGGCCTGCGCCATCCCGATCGCCTGCGCGGCCATCCGGACTGGGGAGATCCCGGCGATGCCGTTGTAACCGATCCCGGGGATGTGCATGACCTCGTTCGGGGTCAGCGTGGTCATCGTGCCGTCCAGCTGAGTGATCCTGAAGATCTTCCCGGCCGGGTTCTGCGCGATCGCCTTCACCGGGTACACCACCACTCGGTCCGGCTGGATCGGGTTCAGGTAGGCGAGACGGCCGCCCTTCTTGTACACCTTTTGCGAGAAGCAATTGCCCCACAGGCAGCGGTGCGCGGCCATCAGCCGCCAGTACTCGAGCGGCGTCATGTCCGGATGCGGGTCATCCAGGATCGTGCCGGTGACCGGCTTCTTGGTGATGTCGTCGATCGCGTTCAACGGGAGCGATCCAGCGAGCCCGGAGATGAGGCTGACGGCCCGGTAGACGGCCGACATGTTCATTGCCGTGTACTCAGTGACCGGGACGCCCGAATCGGTCGGCTGGCCGCCGAACAGGCCCAACAGCGACAGCGAGTTCAGCGGAACGAGCGGGTTTTCCAGGTTCGCCCGACGCTCGCGGAGATTGAAGAGGCCCATCAGCGTTGCGCCTGCCTGCGGCCGGTCTCCGCGATCGACCAGCGCTCACAGGCCACCACAACGGCCGCTCCGGCGACCAGGAACGCCGCCGGGACGTAAATCAGCGCTACACCGGCCACGAACAGGGCACATCCGATGATTTCGAAGGTCAAAAGGAGCCATTGCGGCATATCTAGGCCCCTTTCACCACAAGTTGGGCACTTTTCGCTTCGCCAGCGACCCGTGTTCGATGGCCCAACCGCGGGCTTCGTAGGCCAAAAGCGCGGCCATGAAGGCCGAAATTGACTGTGCGTGAGACTTTTTCACGATGCGTTGGTAGTGCTCAGGCTGCCCAGGAACCCGTTCCTCGGCCGTGGAACGCCGCTTTCCGTTGGCCAAAGCGGCCCCGGCGGCGTGCATGGTGAGGATTTCGGTGCCGTCGTGGGTCAGTTCGTCGCCTCGGTGGGCGGTTTGGAACCGTTCCACGAGCTGATCCATGCGTAGCTCGGAGTTGGTCCACAGTTCGTAGACCTTCTTCGGATACTGGCCGTCCCAGACGTTGACCTCGGTCTGCCAGCCGGTCGGAGTGCAGAACATGGCCTCGACTTCGAAGGCCTTGAACGCATCCCGGACGGCCTGGTGGACTTCCTCGCGCGGAACGGTCCAATCGGCCTCGCCGGGGGCCCGTTCCCACGTCCTGAGGTGGTAAATGCGGCCGTCAGACAGCCGTGAGGCGCACAACGAGGTGGCGTCGCGGTTCTGGGACCCGTGGAAGCCCAACGCGACCTGCTGGCGCTTCTGGAGCGGCTCGCTGGAGTCCCTCTGGGCCGTCCATTTGATCATGTCGACGGCGTCGCGCGAACCGACCGTGACCTCGTTGAGGTAGAACCGCCGTGACTCGCCCTCGCCGGTGCTCGGGTCACGTATTTCTTCCATGATCCGCTCGATTCGGACCCATCCGCCGTTCTCGATGGCCGAATCGCCGTAGACATAGACCAGTTCGGCCCGCAGTGCCTGGTCGTCGTCCAGATCAACCCGCACCCGGGGCTGCCGGTAGTCCAAGAAGACGCCGGGAGCCTTCGATTCCCACGTCATCTGAGCCACCGAGCGCTCTGACGGGTCGTAGGCGTTCGTGAGCTCCATCCACCGGCCGTCCATGCCGGCCAAACCGCGTTTCATGGTGCGCGCCAGAGTCACGCCGCCGGACGATTCGGTGTACAGACCCGACTCAGTAAAGGTGGCGAAGGTGATCCGAGCGCCCAGGCGACTCTTCGCCGCCGCCGTGACGGGCTCGATGCGTCCACCATCGGGCAAATTCACCCTGGTCAGGCCCACATCCAGGCCCGGGGTGTTCGCGGCGGGGCCTTCCGAGAGCATCGTGAAGATCGGGCGGAACGTGTTGTCCACCTGGTCTTCGGAGTTGGCCGCGCACTGGATCCAGGGCGTCGGCATCGGAGCGCCGACCGGCTCTCCACTTGCGTCCCAGCCGGCGAACCGCACCGGGCCGAGCGCTTGAGCACACGCTTGCGCGGCCGCCAGCGGGTCCTTGCCGGATTTCTGTGGGCGGACCAGCAGCGAGCCGTAGAACGTGAACGCCTGCGAGCCCATCTCGGGCCGGGCATTCGGCTTGAGCTGGTACGACTTCATAATGTGCCACTGCTGCTCGGGCGTCAGCAGGAACGGCTCACCCCTGCGAGGGCCATCCGGGACGATGAGGTTCGCTTCGATCCAGTCGATGACCTCGAAGCCCAACGTCGGCCAGCTGTCACCGTCTCCCCCGTTCCAAGGCATTACACCTCCTTGGCGGGCTTCGTCCGGAACTCCTTCGGCACGTCCCGCGCGTCTTTCCACTGCCGCAGCTCACGCAACCTGCGGGCGTCGGCCACGGAGTGCACACCACGCCTGAGCAGGGCGAAATATTCCTCACGCTCGGCGCGAGCCATGGTTACGGGTAGGTCGTGTAGAGGGTGGCGAACTTGGCAGCCGTGTACTGCGCCCACTGGCCGCCGTTGTATCCGACGTAGCTGCCGGTCGGGACCGTGAACACGAGGCTGTTGTTGGAGATCACCACCGCGTTAGTGGTCTCCCCGGACAGCGTGTCGGCGATGACCTGAATGTTCAGCGACGGGTACGCCGCGATCAGCGCCGTCTGCAGAGCGCCGACCGTGCTGGAGTACTGCGTGAAGGTCTGCAGCGGGCTCAGATTGGCGGTGGGCAGGTACGTCATCAGAAGCTCCTACGGGACGGGAAACGGGTCGGGCACACGAGAGCCCAGGTTGATCTCACGGTGGACGGTGATCTGTTCCCCGTCGCGTTCGCCGTACTCAAGCCACATGATCTTGTTCTTGATGTCGGTGCCGGCTTCGCCCTGACGCTCCACCCAGTGCGTCAGTAGCACTTCGGCCGGGTCGATGCCGTGGGTTTCGAACCATGCCTGCCACAGCAGCACGTGCCCGGCCGACTCGTGGTTGATGTCCTCGCGGAAGTAGTCCCGCACGTGGTAGTGGCCATCTTCAGTGCAGCCGTGCTCCGGGCCCCTAGCGCTTTGGGGGCAGCGGCGGAGGTTCGAACCTCTATGGAGTGCCATAGAACGCTTTCTGGTTCGCCTCGGCGGTCGTCCGGTCCAAGGTCGGCAGCACCGACGTCCAGAACACCGCCTCACTGAACGTCATGGCCAACGGGGCGAGCGACCCGGAACGGACAACACCGCCGAGGGCGAACCGGTCCCGGGTGGGCTCACCGGTGCCCCGGACGTAGGCGACCGACGCCAAGTCGACCGCCGCGTCCAACCACTGGGCCATCGCGGTGCCCGTGTCGGTCGCGGAGATCTGGTGGATGGCGCCGTTGAACGCCGCCCCCGACCCCTGGTAGGTGGCGTCACTGGAGACGATTTGGATCGAGACCAGCGGGCGGGCCCGGGATAGTCCGCCACCGGCGACGTTGTCCGGCTGGCTCAGCCCGTACTGGAAGTTGGTTTGGGCGATGACCGCCTCGGCCCACCAGCGTTTCTGCGCGACCGGGGTAGCGGCGGACAGGACACCGCACACCGACGCTGAGCCGGCCGCGAACAGGTTCGGCGTCGTTGAGAACACCACGTCGTCGACCCCATCGAACGTCACTGCGGGCTTCCCACCGGAGGCGATCACCGCGCCGGACGACACGAGCTTCGGCTGTGCGGTGGTGGTGGCCTGGGTGAGGTGCCGGGTGTTACCGGACTGGTCATACCACGTGTCTATGAACCCGTCGCCAGCGCCGGTGAACGTCAGCAAGCTCGCGGTGTCCAGGGCGCCGGAAGTAAACCCGATGTCCTGGGTGGTGGAGTCGGAAGAGCGGCGCACCTTGACCGCGCTACCAGCGTAGCCAGGCACAACGAGGCGCAGCGAGTAGGCGCGGGCGGGGACGACGGACTGGCCGAGCCCGTTGTCTACGGGGGTCGCGGACACAGTCGCGGACACCGTTCCCGGGCCGGCGGTGGACACCGGGATCACCCGGAAGTCGTAGGAGGTGCCGGTGGTCAGCCCGGTCGCGTTCACGGTGAGGCCGGTGGTCGTGGCGATGGACGCAAACGTCGGCCCGGCGGTGGTTTTCGACTGGACGTTGTAGGCCGCGGCCCCCGACGTTGCCGCCCAGGTGAGGGTGAGCGCGGTGGCGCCGACACTGCTGGTCGCCAATCCGGTCGTCTGACCCGGCACGGCCGGCGGGGTGGGGTCGGCGGCACCGGTGAGGATCCGCTGGTAGGCGTCGAACATGGCCCGGCCCAGAATGCGCTGACCGGTGGCGTTGTAGTGGTTGCCGTCGTTGTTGTTCGCCCCGATCACCCCCGGGGCAATCCGGCACCGGGTGTTCCGCGATGGGGTGGCCAGGTGCACCGTGTTGACCGCCGCTCGGGTGCCCGTCGCCAGATACTCCGGGACCATCTGCCCCATCACGAACGGCAAGCTCGGCAAACCCAGATCCGTGCGGGCACCGGTGATCAGGGCATCCAAGTCGGCCTGATGCGCCGCGCCGCTGATCCCGTTGTCACCATCGGTCTCACCCTGAATCCACAAGATCGCCGCGACCCTGGCGTTCGCCCCCGCCGCCGCGAGTGCCGCTTGTGCTTGCGCTACTGCTTGGGCGTACAGACCCCCTGCCACACCGCGACGCCACCCCGTTGCCGATGCCGTTGACAGTTGGGTGCCGCCGAGCGCGGACGGCACCAACAACACCCTGCGGTTCACCGGGGCCGAATGCAGATACCAGCGAGCAAACACCAGGCCGGGGCCGATCCCCGTCGGCACATCCTTCATGGCCAACGGCTCTACTGCCTGCGAGATCACCCCGGCGTAGGTGCCCGAGGCGCCCCACTGCTGGATGCGCGGATCGGAGACGTCGTAGCGGGTGGTGTCATAGGCGGCACCGCGCCCGGACATGTTCGACTGGCCCCACAGCAAGATCAGGTCATAGCCGACGTCTGCGGTGCTCAGGGCGGTGCTGGCGGACGACGAAACATTCAGCTTCGACACAACTACATGCCCGTTTCGAGGGTCTGCACGGTCTGAGTGCCGGAAGCGACGATGCCGTACACCAGCTCGCCGAGTTGAAGGTCAGCCTGGAACGTGGCCCCCGAGGGCAGCGTGAACCCGATGCTCGTGGTCACCGAGGCATTACCGATCACCACGGCGGTCGGGCCCGGGTTGTAGAACGCCACCGAACCGCCGGCCTGGTTGTCGGCGCTGCCCGAATGCAGCGGGCCAATCAGGGTCGCGGTGGTGCCAACGCTCGTCTGGGATGTGTAGATGGCCACTAGCCAGCCTCCGGGTCCACTGCCTTGAGCCGGATACGCGAAACCGGGGCCATCGGGGATCCAGACATCTCGTCGTCCACGATCTCCCAGTCCAGAGACTTCATGGCGCGAGGGTTGCGGCCGAGGCGGTCTTCGAGCTGACGCAGCTCGGCGTGCAGCTGCGCCGAAGCCACTGTGGCCTTGTGCTCGCAGCGCAAAGCGACCGCGACGTCCACGTAGCGCGCGATGACGTCCTCGATGTGCATCCGAACCCAGACCTTGGCCTGGGGGGTGCGCCAGAGCTTGTCCCACAAGATCGCGTGAAGTTCGGTGTCTGGATCCCCGAACGGCCACTCGGGGATAGGGCCGTCATAGCCATCGAGCGGGAGCTTGGGCGTCGGCAGGTTCCGGCGAATGCGCTGGCCCTCCGGTTTACGTGGAGCGGGCACGGGGACCTCCTCGTTTTGTTAGCGAAACGTACAGACGGTTAAAGACCGGGAGG